TCAACCCACAGGAAATCTTTACTCATAATAAATTACACCCAATCAATTTTTACTCATTATAAGGTTGAGGACCTCCAAGAATTATAGCAGATGGAATCTGTGCCTGTGCAATTTTAGTTGCATGGCACTGATTATTTGCTTCAACAATAATTTCTAAATATCTACTATCTTTAGGTAGTTTATATTTAACTTTGTACTTCATCCAAAAGTAGAATCAGGTTCAAGAGCAATAAAATATTTCAAGTTATATTTCTCATTCACGAATCTTGCAGACAGTTTCTGGGAGATCACAACATCATAAGAACCAGGAATCATCTTTAGGTTTTCTACCTTGAAGTTGAATACAAAATTAGCATCAGTTTCTCCAACTGTAATTGAATATTCATTTGAGGTGTCATTGTTCTTGTCTCTAACAACCAAACGAATCACACCTGCTTCTCCAACAGCAGACAGATCTGGCAGTTTATAAACGCCAGCAGCCTTGATGAGTTTATCCAGTTGAGAGTGTTCTAATTGGAAACAAACATCTTCTGTAGGAAGATCAATATTCTTATCAGGAGGAGACACAATTACCTCAGGATCTGCATAGAAGTATTTGACCTTACGTTTGCCTTCCTTGATTGTCAAATAAGAATCATTGGTAAAGTCAAGGTCAGGATCTTGGTGCAGTCCAAGACCATTCAGGAACTCATTCAGATCATAGATAGCAAAATCTTTGCTGAACTCTTCTTCAACGTTTGCAACAGCATAAATGTTCTTAAGTACAGAAATAGTTTTGATCTGAGAACCTTTCTTGATCAGAATTGACTGATTGATGTTAGAGAAGTTCTTGAGAAGGGTGACAGTATTATCAGAAAGTTTCATAGGTTCCTTGAGTTTCATTTGTTTTCAATCAGATTAAGATGATTAATCAGGAGAATAGTATAGTGTAGAACTTTGAAAAGGTCAGCACGAGGAGTTCCCTTTGTGTCATAACGATCTATGTACTTAGTTACATTACCAGCACAGAAACCTTCACGACGATTGTGCTTAATTTTATCCAAAGTTTGTTCTGTTCCACCACCAGTCCTATCAACATAATGTTGACTGTAGGTGCTAGAAATGTACTGTTCTAATTGTTTCAGGATTTTGTCTTCATTATACTTCCAAAATCCATTTTGATTATTATCAGGCATATCAAGTTTTAATTCAAACATAATATAGAGTACTACTTACTAATGTTACCACTTCTCTTAGAAGGAGTCAATCATCACACTGAAACCTTTCCTCTTTTCAAATGAAATGGTGTTGTCAAATTTATCCAACAATTCATCTTTCTTATGGGAAATCACAAACACATTAGATTTGTCTAACTTATACTTTACAATTCTTGTAAAAAAGTCAGTTCCATATTCATCCATAGAACTATCAAACACTTCATCAAGGATCAGAAGATTGGTGTTGATTGAGTTTTTAAGTTTTGCCACTTCACGCCAAGTGAATAAAATAGCAAGGTCAATACGCATCTTTTCACCCTCACTAAAAGATTCATAAGAAAAATCTTCATAGATTGGGTTCAATGCTTTTTCGTTAAACTCCTCATCCAATGTAAAGTTTACGGAAAACTCCAACATCTCAAGGTATTTGTTTAAGGTGTGATTGATAACAGGAAGATACTTCTTGATGATCTTGGTCTTTGCACCATCATCCTTTAGAAGCATATGAATAAATTCATAGTTAGATAACTCTTCCTTCTTTAAAGAAAGATTTTTTAAAAGGTTTTCTAATGTGTCTTGGTAGGAAACTAACTTTGCACTTTCAGTATTTCTATCTTCTGATTGAGTGGTAAGTCCTTGAATTTCAGATTCAAGTTCTTTAATTTGTTTTCTGAATTCAGAAATTTTAACATTGTTAAAAGTGATTTCATTGTTATGTTCTAATACCTCTTTACTAATTTTAAGAAATTGTTTTTGAAGTTGGGTTTCCTCTTCAATTGACTGTTGTAGTTCCTGTTGACCTTTTTTAATTTCCTTTGCTTTATTTTCTATCTCCTCAATCTTATTTAATCGAAATTCTTCCCCAATATCTTGAGTGCAGGTAGGGCAAACACTATTCTTTTTGAAAAACTTATGCTCACTAATTACAGAAGATATCTTTTGTTCCAATTTATTATTCAAACCTTCAAGTTTTTTCAACTTATCTTCTACATAAGACAATTCTTTTAGTTGCTTTTCTAATAAATGGCATTTATCAAGAATACTGATATTTTCCTGATTCAATAAGTCAGTATCACTCTCAAGAGAACTTATTTTATTCTTTTTGTCTTGAATGTCTTTGTCTTTAAGTTTTTCAAGTTCCTCAATAAACAACCTTTGAGTTTCAATTTTATCTTCAATGTTTTCTTTTTTGTAACCAATTTCTTTGATATCATCTTTCATCTCCCTAATTTTAACTTTGGCAATATCATTCATTGAAGAAAACACCCTAATATCAAGCAAGTCCTCCACAACTTCTCTTCTGTGCTGTGAAGACAATTGCATAAAAGGAACAAAATTAGAAGAACCTAAAACTACAATCTGCGTAAAAGACTTATAGTTTAATTTCAACACTGACTGCTCCAACCACTTCTGCTGATCATTTGCAGATGCTTCCTGATTCAATAAGGTCTAACAATTATAGATTTCAAAGACTGTTGGTTTAATTCCCCTAACAATTTTCCAATCATCTTTCCCTATAGAAAACTCAATCTCAACAACACAGTCTTTCTCGTTGGTGGTGTTGATAAGTTGATTTTTACTAATTTTTCTAAATGGTTTATTGAACAAACTAAATGTTAGTGCATCTAACATGGTGCTTTTCCCAGCACCATTAGTGCCAATAACCAATGTAGACTTAAACTGATTTAATAGAATCTCTGTAAATTGATTGCCAGATGATAAAAAGTTCTTATATCGTAGAGTCTTGAAAGTCAGCATAATCTGGGGGAATTACAATATCATCTGGGGTAATTATAGCATACTGATAGTCTAATCTATCACATGCCATGAATGCAACTGAAGGATTAACTTCAGTAACTTCCATTTCAGGATAATCAAGGTTTTCTAACATATTACAATATCTAACTGCATCATCTTCTTCCTCAAACAAGTAGAGAATTTTTTCCCCGTGTTTGTTCTCAACTGCGTATGCACCTTCAGATTCGTTATCTTTTAAGGTTAAAATGTACATTATTGTAGTTGAAATGACTCTTGGTATATGGATTGAATCAAATCTTTAATCCTATTTTTATTTAACTTAATTTCAGATTCATCAACATATTTTTTCAACAGTGACAAAGTATCTTCACTTTCAACTACATCTTCTACATCAAAATCAGAGTTAAGTTTTATATTTTCTATAATTTTTAATTCATAAGGTTGTGACTTGATCAGTTTGTCTAAAAACTTTTCATACTGATGTTGATTTTTTTTATTTTGGATGACCAATTTAACGATAGACCCTTCATAAGGACTCAAATCCTCCTCTAGATTATCCTCATCATAATTACAAATCTTAAACATCTCATATGGATTATCAACTTTGATTAGTTCATATGTTTCAGTATCAAAGATTGTAAATCCTCTGGTATCACCATAATCATTCCAATACAACTGATAGGGATTTCCTAGATAAAACACTTTACCATCATCATTTCTTGTATGATAATGCCCTGAAAATACTCTATCAAATTTATTAAAGGTACTTTTATCCATCCCATGTTGCTGAATGTTGCCTTTATAGACATAGAACCCCCCCAATTCCAAATGACCCATACAGACCCTAGCTGAGGTGCTTTGGATTGCTTGTAAGGTCTCCTGCTCACCTTCTGGGGTGATCCACGGAACAAATAGAATCTCTTGTTCCCCAACTTGGACAGTAGTTGGTTTAGAGTATACATTAATGTTCTTATAATCATTCAGTAACAACATTGGACTGTTGAGGTCTGTTGTGTTCTTATAAAAGATATCATGATTACCAAGAACTACATGTACCTTATATTTCTTTAAAGGGTCAAGAACAACTCTTTTTGTCCAATCAAAGCTCCAATAATCAGTTGCTTTACGATTGTCAAACATGTCACCCATATGAATGACAGTATCAATCTTGTATTTCTTTAATGTGGGAAAAAATACATTTTTATAAAACTTTTCAAAATACTCATGAAAAACTTTATTACCTTTCTTAAAGTTATAATGAGTATCAGTAATGATGGCGATTTTCATGAAAATCTATAGTTGATATTATCTTTAATACTGTTCATATCTGAATAATCACCATCCTCTGATGTGAATACTTCATCATATCCAGACCTTTCAATAATCTTGGACTTAATTTCCAGTTGCTTCTTTTCCTTTGCAATCCTTCTTAGGAAAGCATAATAAACAATCTGAGTAAAGTATGCAAATGGATTGGTTCTGTTTGTATCAAAGTTGTGAATATATTGGACACAGTTCTCAATCCCATCACAAATCATGTCATCCTTGAACATGTAATTCACGAAGTTTGGTTTATATGCAAGGTGGTTGGCAATGCGCAAAAAACAGTCCCCAAGATAATTTGTAATTTTTGGTTTAGGAAGACCTTTTTCTTTTGCTTCTTTTACTTTTAAATTGTATTCAACAAGAGCCTGATAGAACTCTTTGTTGTTTACATAGTGCTCTGACTTTCTTTTTCCTTTAGTCATTAACATTTGCATCAAATTTACCAATCATTATCAAATTTATTACCACTATTATACCACTTGTATCAAGGGGTTGACAACTTCTATATATGTGATTAGAATCACTCTGTTAGGGTTGAAAGATAGGGTATAGCTTAATTACT